CGGAATGTTTGAAGATAGTCCAGAACTACTTGGTCTAGCAGCTAGGTATTTGCTAGACAATGGTTAGTATAATTAAACTATGGAAAATGTCCACCACAAACCACTTAAAAGGTTTACATTAGACGGCACAATAAAGGATGAATCAGCAATAGGTAGACTCAGAAATGAGTACACCAGGCTATTAATCATAGAAATGCGTTTAAGTGGATATGTTCCTAGGCTAGATATTAATCCAGATTTTACAATTTATTACAATGAAGAAAAAGAGTATTTTGAATTTATATTGTCAATGTATGGCGTACATGTGGGAAAGAAGAAAAGCGAATGGATAATTGGGTTAGACGAAACACGAATGGTTTATACACAGAAGAGCAAGTCCAACGAGTTCTCGTCGGCAGTGGAGTAAACATTGAAGGCGAAGTTGATTCTGACTTTATTGTATTTTGCCCTTTTCATGGGAATCACCGCACTCCTGCTGGAGAAGTAGATAAGCGATCTGGTATTTTCTTTTGCTTTTCTTGCCACAAGGCTTGTGACCTTGTTGAACTGATTATGCACACATCTGGTCGCACATACTTTGAGTCAGTTAGATACATCAAGGGTAAAGAGCAGGAAAGCACAATTGAGAATGACATTAATCGTCAGCTAATCCAGAAACCTTTGTACACACAGTTTGATGAATTTACTGTTAAGCGATTAAACAATATAGCACTAGAGTCTCCAAGAGCCGTCACATATTATCAAGGTCGTCGCATCTCAAAAGACTCTGTAATTCGTTTTTCTTTAGGATATTCTGATAGACAGGATATGGTCACTATTCCAGTTCATTCGCCTGACGGTATGCTGGTAGGCTTTGTGGGGCGTTCTGTGGAGGGTAAAGAGTTCAAGAACACACCAGGACTGCCCAAATCAAAAGTTCTTTTTAACCTACACAGAGTAAAGACTGCACCAAGAGTTTATGTAGTTGAATCATCATTTGATGCTATTAGACTAGACCAATGTGGTTTTGCAGCAGTAGCAACACTCGGTGCAAATGTTTCTAATTTTCAAATAGACTTGCTTCAGCGTTACTTTAATGATATCATTGTCATTGCTGATAACGATGCAGCTGGCGGTAACATGAAAGACAGGCTTGTAGAAAGACTTGGCAATCGTGTTACTGTAGTACAACTAAATAAAGAGTATAAAGACATTGGAGACATGGACGACGACGCTATCAAGCATCTCGATGTGTCGTTTGACAAATCTATCGATGCCATGCTAAACTGATATACCCAATAGAAAACAAAAGGAGAAATAAAATGAGCGTAACAAAGGGACTCAAGAATATCAATGCCCTGCTTGATAAGCCAAAGTATGACGAAGATTCGCCACGAGTGCGTTGGCTGAAGATTGCTGATGGTCAGGCAGTTAAGATCCGTTTTGTAGAAGAGCTTGACGAAGATTCAGCTAACTACAATGCAGACCGTGGTCTTGCTCTTGTTGTAAAGGAGCACACCAATCCAAAGGACTACAAGCGTAAGGCTGTAGACACAATGGATTCCGAGGGCCGTGACTGGGCTGAGGAAATGTACCGTAAGGACTACAAGAACAATGCAGGTTGGAAGGGTCGTCTTCGTTTCTACTGCAACGTACTTGTTGATGACGGTATGGAAGACCCATACATTGCCATTTGGTCAATGGGTGTTGGAAAGCAGTCAGCTTTCAACACAATCCGTGAGTATGCTCTTGAGACTGGAAGTATTTCCAACATCTCCTGGAAGCTAAAGCGTAATGGTGTTAGCACTGAAACAAGCTACACACTCATTCCTTCTGCTCCAGATGCAGAACCATTCAACTGGGGAGACTTTAAGCCATACCCACTTGAGTCTGCACTCAAGAACATCCCATATGCAGAGCAGGAAGCCTTCTACCTAGGCTTTGATACTCCTTCTTCTGCATCATCCACATCCAGCATCGACTGGTAAAACAATTGGGGGGTGGCTTGAATACAGGCTGCCCCCCTATAAACTTCTACAGAGAGATTTTAAATGAGTTACGCTGGACTACACGTTCACACCCACTACTCGCTATTCGACGGTATCGCTACGCCACAGGAATATGTTGACCGAGCCGTCGCACTAGGAATGCCAGCCATTGCTATTACCGATCATGGTTCGCTGTCTGGACACCGTGAAATGTATCGTGCTGCTAAAGAAGCAGGTATCAAGCCTATTCTGGGTATTGAGGGGTACATTACAAAAGACCGACTTTTACACGAGGACAAGAAAGAAAAGAATGATCCTCTAGACCTTAACTATAACCACCTTATTATCCTTGCTAAGAATGCCAAGGGGCTTGAGAACCTTAACAAGCTTAACGAACTTGCATGGACTGAGGGTTTTTACAAGAAGCCACGCATTGATTGGACAATTCTTGAGCAGTACAAAGAAGGTCTTGTTATTACTTCTGGATGCCTTAGTGGTGTCTTGGCAAAGGCTATTGAAGCTGGAGAACTTGCATACGCAAAGGAGCACATCAAGTGGTGCAAGGATACATTTGGTGACGACTACTACCTTGAGGTAATGCCTCATAATCCTGCTGAGATCAATCAGACTATTCTAGACCTTGCAGACGAGTTTGGTATTAAGCCTGTGGTCACTCCTGACTGTCACCACTCTGACCCTGCACAGAAGGAAATCCAGGAGCTTAAGCTTATCCTTAACTCATACTCTAATAAAACTGAGAAGGATGCTACATACGAGAAGTCTCGTGAGTACGACAACCTTATGGATCGACTTGACTACCTTTATGGTGCAGACCGTCAAATGTCATTTAATAAGTTTGAGATTCATCTGCTTTCAGATGAAGAGATGCACAATGCCATGAAGGCTCAGGGGATTGACCGTGAAGACATGTATGATGCTACTCTTGAAATTGTAAACAAGATTGAAGACTATGATATTCAGGACCACATTGACTTGCTTCCTGCACAGTACCGTGACCCTGATGGAGAGATTCGCACTCTTGCTATGGAGGGGCTTACTGCTCGTGGTCTAGTCGGCAATCAGGAATACCTTGACCGTCTAGACGAAGAGCTTGAGATTATCAAAGATAAGAAGTTTGCACCATACTTCTTGGTGGTTCGTAATATGATTAACTGGGCAAAGAAAGAGGGAATCATTGTTGGTCCAGGTCGTGGCTCGTCTGCTGGTTCTCTATTGTGTTATGCTCTTGGCATCACAGATATTGATCCAATTATTCATGGCCTTCTATTCTTCCGTTTTATTAACCCAGAACGAAATGACTTTCCAGATATCGATACTGATATTCAAGACTCTCGCCGTGATGAAGTAAAAGAGTATCTAGTTAAACAATACCGTCACGTTGCGTCTATTGCTACCTTCTTGCAGTTTAAGGACAAGGGTGTTGTACGAGACATTGCTCGTGTACTTCACATTCCTCTTCCAGAAGTTAACAAGGTTATGAAGCTTATTGACACTTGGGATGACTACTGCAACTCAAAGTCTACTGCTGAGTTCCGTGAGAAATATCCAGAGATTGAGAAATATGGAGATCAACTTCGTGGTCGTATTCGTGGTACTGGTATTCACGCTGCTGGTGTTGTTACTGCAAAGGAGCCTATCTTCAAGTATGCTCCAATGGAGACTCGTACCTCACCAGGAACAAAGGAACGTATTCCAGTTGTTGCTGTTGATATGGCAGAGGCAGAGCGTATTGGTCTTATTAAGATTGATGCTCTTGGTCTTAAGACCCTGAGTGTGCTTGACGACACTATTAAGATTATCAAGGAACGCCACGGCATTCAGATTGAGCCATTAGAAATTCCTATGGAGGACTCTAATGTATATCAAATGCTATCAGACGGATACACTAAGGGTGTGTTCCAGTGTGAAGCTACGCCCTATACCAACCTAATCGTAAAGATGGGCGTAAAGAACTTTGATGAACTTGCAGCATCTAATGCTCTTGTTCGCCCAGGTGCTATGAATACTATTGGTAAAGACTACATTGCTCGTAAGCAAGGTCGTCAGGCTATTGGATTCAAGCACAAGATTATGAAAGACTTTACGTCTGACACCTATGGCTGTATCCTTTATCAGGAGCAGGTTATGCTTGCGTGTACAAACCTCGGCGGTATGACAATGGCAGAGGCTGATAAAGTTCGTAAGATTATTGGTAAGAAGAAGGATGCTAAAGAGTTCGATCAGTTCCAGGACCAGTTTGTACAGGGTGCTTCACAGTACCTTGGAGAAGAGGGTGCTCGTGACTTGTGGCATGACTTTGAGGCACACGCTGGCTACTCGTTCAACAAGAGCCACGCTGTAGCTTATTCTACGCTGTCTTACTGGACTGCATGGCTAAAGTACCACTACCCAATTGAGTTTATGTTTGCTCTTCTTAAGAATGAAAAGGACAAGGATGCTCGTACTGAATACCTCATTGAGGCAAAGCGTATGAACATTCCTGTACGCCTACCTCACGTTAACGAGTCTGATATTGACTTTAAGATTGAGGGTAAGGGTATTAGGTTCGGACTATCTGCTATCAAGTTTGTTTCTGATAACATTGCATCTAAGTACATTGCTGCCCGACCATTCAATTCATATAAAGAGGTTGAAGAGTTTACGTTTGGCAAGGGTAACGGAGTAAACAGTCGTGCTCTATCGTCAATGCGTCTTATTGGTGCTACTGCCTTTGATGACAATCCTGCTAACCAGGATGAGATTCGTGAAAACCTGTATGAGTATCTAAACCTACCAGAGTTCAATATGTCTGTGCCAACTCATTTTCATGCATTCATTGATACTGCAGAGGACTATGAGGAAAAGGGGGCATTCATTCTCATGGGCATGGTAAAGAACATCAAGCGAGGCAAGGGCTGGAGTCGTGTTGAGATCCTAGACAAGACTGGTCTTGTTGGTATCTTTGATGATGAACAGACTACCATTGAGGCTGGTAGAACTTATATTATTCTTGCCAGCGACAACCGTGTGCTATCTGCAGTGCCTGTAGATGAAGCCAAGGGGTCTGACTCAGCACTTATTAAGTTCTTAAACTACAAGCAATTGCCTTATGCAGGTGAAGAAATGTATGTTGTATCATTCAAGTCACGAGTTACAAAGGCTGGAAAGAAGATGGCATACCTAACCCTTGCAGACACTGCACGAGACTTACACCCTGTCACAGTATTCCCAATGCAATATCCAAAGGCATACATGAAGATTGAAGAGGGCAAGGCTTACAAATTTAGTTTTAACAAAACAAAAGATGGAACAACAATATTGGAGGATGTAAATGTTTGATGATCTTTGTACAGAGCTTCACGCTACTGCTGTGGAGAAGGGCTTCTGGCCCGAGGATGTAGATGATATCTTTATTACCAAACAGCTTATGATGATTGTATCTGAGACTGTAGAGGTAATGGAGGCTATTCGTAAAGATAAGGGTGAACACGCTGTTTCAGATGAAATGGCAGACATTCTTATTCGTACCCTTGACCTGTATGCTGGTTTGGTTGAGCACGGCTACACTCGTGTATCCCTTGACCACGCACTAGCAAACAAGGCTGGCTTTAATAAGACTCGCCCAGAAAAGAATGGAGTACGCTTCTAATGGTAACTGTCGATGAAGTAATCGCACAGCTAGATCCTAAGATTAGAAAGAATCTATTCGTAGGTGACGAGATGCCTGAAACGATTTTGCAGCCCACTGCTAGCTATGGATTGAATCGTGCTCTTGGTGGAGGACTGCCGTATGGTCGTCAGGTGCTTATCTGGGGCAGTAAGTCGTCAGCTAAGTCGTCCATGTGCCTTCAAATGATTGGCCTTGCACAGAAGGAAGGAAAGGTCTGTGCATGGATTGATGCTGAGATGTCGTATGACAAGAACTGGGCGTTGCGTTTGGGGGTAGACACATCAAAGCTTATTGTGTCACAGTGTCGTACAATCAATGAGATGGTAGACCTAGGCACTAAACTTATGAATGCAGGAGTAGACATTGTTGTCGTAGACTCAATTACCTCGCTGCTTCCTGCTATCTATTTTGAAAAGGGCAGTGATGAACTCAAGGATCTTGAGAACACTAAGCAGATTGGTGCTGAGTCTCGTGACTTTAGTAACGCATGGAAGATGATTAACTATGCTAACAATAAGCCAAAGCCTACATTGTTTGTACTCATTAGCCAGAGTCGTAACAACATCTCTGCTATGTACACCTCACAACAGCCCACAGGTGGTCAGGCAACAAAGTTCTACTCGTCTACAGTTATTAAGTTGTTCTCTTCTGAGTCTGATAATCAGGCTATCAAGGGTAAGCTACCTGTAGGGGACAAACTGATTGAAGAAAAGATTGGTCGTAAGGTTCGTTGGGAAGTTCAGTTCTCAAAGACATCTCCAGGCTTTCAGTCTGGCGAGTACGACTTCTATTTCCGTGGACCGTTCGTTGGTGTAGATGCTATTGGTGACCTTGTAGACACTGCAGAGCTTGCTGGTATTGTCAACCGTACAGGTGCTTGGTACATCGTATCTGAGGACAAAAAAGTGCAGGGTAGAGAGGCATTCATTAATTACGTTCGTGAGAATGATGAATTCCGCAAGTCTATTGAGGATCAGTTAAATGGCTAGGTATAACATCTACCCAGGAACATTCCCCTGTCACACCTGCAAGCTTGAGTCTAAAACTATTCGTAGTTATCCAGGACAAAAGAAGCTATCTTGGATGTGTCCAGATAAGCATCTTAATGAAGTCAATCTTGACACTAGAAGGGACAAGAAGGACTATGAGCGAAAAGAATGAGAGTAAGCGTATTGGGGCTTCTCAGCATAAGAACTCTGGACGTAATACAAAAAAGGGTGATGCTACATGGCACAACTTTTGTGTAGACTTTAAGGAGGTTGGAAAGTCTTTTACTATTAACAAAGAGGTATGGGCTAAGGCAACTACAGACGCTATCAAGAACAAGCTTGATCCTGCAATTCTTATTGTTATGGGTGAAGGTGAATACAAGACTCGTCTTGCAGTTGTAGAATTATCTTTGCTAGAACAAATGATTGAAGAATTAGCCTACCTAAATAACACAGATGGCCCAGAGTAAGGTATACTAGATATAATGGAAAACACAACAACAATCGACATGGTAAATGGTCTAAGTGAAATTGCCGACTATATGGACGACAAAGAACTCACTGAGGCTCTTACTATGATCGCAAAACTAATCATCAAACCAGATATTCCTCTGGCTGTTGCTACAATCGAGATCGTTCGGTTACAAGCAATTGCTGCCAAGATGCAATTCCGTGCAACTTGGCTTACCAACGTAGACAAGGGAGACAGAGCGAAGAAGAATATCTATTATACTGCAGCTGAATCAATTAACAATTTGGTTTCAGCACTAAAGTATATTACTCGCTAAATATGACTATGAAAAATTTATTAACTCAGGTAATGGAAAAGACAACAGACGCTAAAGGCACTGTTGTTGAAGGCATTGACCCAGAAGCACTTATTGAAAAGATTAAGTCTGGATATATTGCTAATCGTGGACCACGCCATCAACAGAAGAAAACATTTGCACCATCAACAATTGCATACGGACATGGTGAGTGTGCTCGATACTGGTTCCTAGCATTTAATGGCGGTACATTTGAAGACAATTCAGATCCATTTGCAGGTGCTAATATGACTAATGGTACTAAGAGCCATGAGCGTATTCAGAAAGCAATGGAAGACGCAGGATTCTTAATTGATTCAGAGTTTAAGATTGTGAACAATGACCCCCCTATCTTTGGATATGGAGATGTCATGCTTGACTGGGAAGGCGAAGCCCTTCTTGGTGAAATCAAGACTATGATGAATGAGGGATTTGAGTACCGTAAGATTAATCGTAAGCCAAAGCCAGGACACCTTATCCAGCTTTTGATTTACATGAAGATTCTTCAAAAGAAGAAAGCAGTTCTCATTTATGAAAACAAGAACAACCACGAACTATTGGTTCTTCCTGTTGAGATAAATGATTATTATATCAAGTGGGTTAACCAGACATTTGAATGGATGCGAACAGTTCGTAAGGCATGGGAGAACAAGACCTTACCAGAAAAGAACTACCGTTCCAATTCAAAAATTTGCAAGAACTGTCCTTTATCAAAGGTCTGTGCAGATGCTGGCAAGGGAGATATTAAAATAGATCGCCTGGAGCCAATAGATGAAAACATGTCAATGGTGTGATGCTGGTTTTAAGCCAAAAGTATCTTATCAAATATATTGTTCTGATGAATGCCGTGAGGCAGCCACAAAAGAAAAGATAGCACAGAAGTACGCTATTGAAAGACGCAACAAGCTTATGGGCAAAAAAAGAGAGTGCAAAGCTTGTGGCTCTGCTCTTTCAGTTTATAACGACGATGTGTTATGTACACTATGTTTGGTAAATCCATTGGATGTTTCAAAAACATTAAAAGAAATCAAGGGCAGGGCTAATGGTAAATTTAAAGAAACTGAATAGTAAAGCTAAATCAGTTTGTGCAATTGATGCAAGTACCAATAGCCTTGCCTTTGCAGTCTTTGAAAATGAAGACTTGAAGTACTGTGGTAAAATTAATTTTGAAGGAAAAGATACATATGAAAAAGTTATTGATGCAGGAAGAAAATGCAAAGCGTTCTTCAACCATTTTGATGACTTTGATTATATTGTTATTGAGCATACCGTATTTATTAATAGCCCCAAGACTGCTAGTGATCTCGCTCTTGTCCAAGGAGCGATTCTCGGAGCAGCAGGGGCCAGCACAGTCAGAAGAATAGCATCTGTATCTCCTATGACATGGCAAAACTTTATTGGCAACAAAAGATTGACGACTGTTGAAAAGCTTGAGATTCACGCAAATAATCCAGGCAAGTCTGCCTCATGGCTAAAAACTCATGAGCGAGAAATTAGAAAACAACGTACAATTAGATTTGTAAATACTATTTACGATAAAAAGATTAGTGACAATGACGTAGCAGATGCCATCGGAATTGGACACTGGGCGGTTAATGGTTGACAAGGAGTACTGATGGCTGGTAAACTTTATACTAACGAGATGTGGTTGCGTAAGCGATTCCACCTTGACCGCAAAACTCCTGAAGAGATTGCGAAAGAGTGTGGCGTATCGGTTGAAACAATTTATGTCTACCTTGCAAAATTTGGATTAAGGAAATCAAAAAGATAATGGCAATTTCAAACGAAGAGCGTTTCGTAGAGTACTACGACATGGCTAACTCTTACAATAAAGAGATCGATATGGTTAATCATCCTAAGCACTACACCTCTGATCCTTCGGGGGTAGAGTGTATTGACATCACCAGACACCGTAACTTTAATGTTGGCAACGCTATCAAGTATCTTTGGCGAGCAGGGATCAAAGAAGATGCTAGCAAGAGCATTAAACAGAAACAGATTGAAGATCTTCAAAAAGCTGTATTTTATATCAATGATGAAATTAAAAGATTGGCAGGAAAGTAATGGGTCGTCCTCGTAAAGTTGTTCTTGCAGCTCCCACAAAGCCACCAGTAGAGTTTAGTCGTGTATATGAGGCTTTGCTTCCTAATGGCAAGACAGTTGTCGCTGGTGAGATTATTAAGATTATGGGTGAGTATGGAACCACCTTTAGGTTTGATTCTTTAACTACAAATGTACAAACTGGGGTTTCCTGGATTGAGTGTAGAGAACTGTACAAGGGTCAAATCGGTGCGTTCCGAGCCTTCTACATTGAGCGTGTGAAAAAGCTACCTGTAAGGAGGAAGAAGCGTGTCAAACGAGAACCAAATAGTTGAACACCTAGATCAAATGAATAAGGTCGTTGCCAAATATCTTGAGGGTAGCGATCCAACAAAGATCTCTAAAGAACTTTCTATACCACGAACAAAAGTAGTCTCATACCTAGAAGAGTGGAAGATAATGGCATCTAACAACGCTGCCATTCGTGAACGTGCTAGAGAGGCCCTAGTAGCCGCTGACACACACTACAACAAGCTTATTCAGCAAACCTATGAGGTTATTGATGATGCTACAACTACCGCTAACCTGTCTGCAAAGACCACAGCAATTAAACTAGTTCTTGACATTGAGTCTCGTCGCATTGATATGCTTCAAAAAGCTGGTCTTCTTGAGAACAAAGAGCTTGCAGAAGAAATGCTTGCTATCGAAAAGCGTCAAGACATTCTAATGAATATCCTAAAAGACATTGCTGCAGAGCACCCAGAGATTCGTGACAAGATTATGCGTCGCCTATCTGATGCCTCTAGAAATGAAGAGGTGATTACAATTGTCAGGGATGTTTGATGATTTTATCGAAGTCCTACAAGACAATGCTTTTGCAGAAACGCCTGTAGATGTTAAAGCATTTGTTGAGGGCGAAAACTATCTAGGACAGCCACCACTCTCACAGATTCAGTACGACATTGTGGAAGCAATGAGTCAGGTATACAAGCTTCCAGAACTGCAAGAGCTTAAGGGAACAGCTGAAGGTACTGCTTATTACAAAAAGTATACAAAGAATGAAGTTATTCTTCAGCTTGGCAAGGGTAGTGGTAAAGACTTCGTGTCTACGGTAGCATGTGCATATATCGTATATAAACTTCTATGCTTGAAAGATCCAGCACGATATTTTGGTAAGCCCTCTGGTGATGCCATTGATATTATTAACGTAGCCATTAACGCACAACAGGCTAAGAACGTGTTCTTCAAAGGATTCAAAACTAAGATTGAAAGATCTCCTTGGTTTGCTGGAAAGTTTTATGCTAAAGCAGACTCGATTGAGTTTGATCATGCCATCACAGTTTACTCTGGTCACTCAGAGCGAGAGAGCCACGAAGGTCTAAACCTTATCCTAGCAGTTCTTGACGAGATCTCTGGTTTTGCTCAAGATGTTAATACAGGTAATGATCAGGGTAAGACTGCTGATAATATCTATAAGGCCTTCCGTGCTTCTGTTGACTCTCGTTTCCCAGATGTAGGAAAGGTAGCACTGCTGTCCTTCCCTCGTTATCCAGGAGACTTTATCTCTCAAAGATACGATGATGTTATCGCTGATAAAGAAGTTGTCACAAAGCATCATAAGTTTGTTATGAATCCAGATCTTCCAGAAGAATCCGAGGGTAACAGTCTAGAGATTGAGTGGGACGAAGATACAATTCTTAACTACAAATACCCAGGAGTATTTGCACTAAAGCGTCCTACATGGGTAGTAAACCCTACACGACAGGTTGACGACTTTAAGCTTGCATTCTATACAGACATTGGCGATGCCATGCAACGATTTGCTTGTGTGCCGACATTCAGTTCTGATGCATTCTTTAAGCAACAGGAAAAGGTTCGTGCTGCAATGACACTTCGTAATCCTCTAGATGCCTTCCGTCGCTTTGACGAAACATTTGTACCAGATCCAGATAAAATTTATTTTGTCCATGCCGACCTTGCACAACGACACGACAAGTGTGCTGTGGCAATTGCACATGTAGATAAATGGGTAAACATTCAGGTAATCAAGGACTACCAGCAGGTAGCCCCAATTGTTGTAGTTGATGCCGTAGCGTGGTGGGAACCAAAGGTAGAAGGTCCTGTAAACCTTTCTGAGGTAAAGCAGTGGATTCAAAACCTTAGACGCTTAGGATTCAATATAGGAATGGTTAGCTTTGACCGCTGGCAATCTTTTGATATCCAGAATGAATTGAAGCAGGTTGGTATGCGTACCGAGACTGTATCTGTTGCCAAGAAACACTATGAGGATATGGCAATGCTTATTTATGAAGACCGCCTAGCTATGCCAGCCATTGATCTATTGTTTGAAGAGTTGACAGAACTAAAGATTGTAAAACAAAATAGAGTAGACCACCCTCGTAAATCTTCTAAGGATTTAGCGGATGCTGTGTGTGGAGCTATCTTTGGAGCTATCTCTCATACCCCCAAGAATCTAAATCCTGTTATTGAAATTCATCAGTTTAGTCGTGACAAGAAAAGAAAGGACGACGAGTTTGACTTGAAGGGTGAAACCGTGGTAGACTATGAACCTCACAAGGTTGAATTGCCACAATGGTACAACAGCATGAATCTAATGTAGGGGGTATAATGGTAGATATAGTCTATTACTCAAACCGTAGTGGTAATACAAAACGATTTGCAGAAAAGCTGGAAGTCAGAAACACATATAGTGTTTACGATATTGCGGTAGCAAAAAAAGATTATGTGTTATTTGTACCAACATATGGTGCAGGTAATGATGGGCATCATGTCCCACAGGCAGTAAAAACTTTCCTATCTATTAAGACTAATGCAAATCATTTGCGTGGTGTTGTAGGATTTGGAAATACAAACTTTGGTAAGACCTATTGCAAAGCAGCAGAAATAATTGCTAAGAAATTTGGTGTTCCCATTTTGGGCAGGGTAGAGCTATTCGGCACTCCCGAAGACGTAGAAGAGATTAAGGAAAGGTTGGAGATATTCAATGACACAGTATAGTTATCACGAGCTAAACGCCATGCTGAATTTGTATGGTGAAGACGGCAAGATCCAGTTTGACAAGGACAAGGAGGCAGCTAAGGCATACTTCCTGGACCATGTTAATCAGAACACTGTGTTCTTTCATACCCTTGAAGAGAAGCTTGAGTATCTTGTAGAGAATGAATACTACGAGCAAGAGCTTCTTGACATGTATGAATTTGATTTTATCAAGTCACGATTTAAGCAAGCCTATGCTGTAAAGTTTAGATTTCCCACATTCCTGGGTGCGTACAAGTTTTATACGTCCTATGCTCTAAAGACATTTGATGGTAGTCGATACCTAGAACGATTTGAAGACCGTGTAGTAATGAATGCTCTGATGCTTGCTAGGGGGGATAAAAAGCTTGCTACTAATCTAGTAGATGAAATTATCTCTGGTCGGTTTCAGCCAGCAACTCCAACATTTCTTAATTCTGGTAAAAAGCAGCGAGGTGAATTTGTGTCGTGCTTCCTTCTCCGTATTGAAGACAACATGGAATCAATTGCTCGTGCGATTAATTCCTCCCTCCAATTATCTAAGCGTGGTGGCGGTGTTGCCCTTAACCTTACGAACCTTCGTGAGGTAGGTGCTCCGATCAAGAAGATTGAGAACCAGTCTTCTGGTGTTCTTCCCATCATGAAACTACTTGAAGACTCATTCTCATATGCAAACCAGCTTGGTGCTCGTCAGGGTGCAGGTGCAGTTTATCTTAATGCTCACCACCCAGACATCATGCAGTTCCTAGACACTAAGCGTGAAAATGCAGACGAGAAGATGCGTATCAAGACGCTAAGTATCGGGGTAGTTATTCCAGACGTAACTCTTGAATTGGCTCGTAACAATGAAGACATGTACATGTTCTCTCCTTATGATGTTGAGCGTATCTATGGTGTTCCTATGAGTGATATCTCTATCACTGAGAAGTACCAGGAGATGCTAGACAACCCAGAGATTAAGAAGTCAAAAATTAAGGCTCGTGTACTGTTTGAGCGTATTGCTGAACTACAGTTTGAGTCTGGCTATCCTTACATTGTTTATGAAGACACAGTAAATGAGTCTAACCCAATTGATGGTCGAATCAACATGTCTAATCTTTGTTCTGAGATTCTTCAGGTCAACACTCCTACCACTTACAATGCTGACCTTAGCTACAACGAGATTGGTAAAGATATCTCATGTAATCTAGGATCATTAAACATTGCGATGGCAATGGAGTCACCAGACTTTGCTAAGACCATTGAAACCTCTATACGAGCACTAACAGCCGTTGCTGACCTATCTTACATTGAGTCTGTAATGTCAATTGCGGAGGGTAACAAAAAGTCTCGTGCGATTGGTCTAGGACAAATGAACCTACACGGATACCTTGGAAAGATGAAGATCCATTATGGTAGCGAAGAGGGCATTGATTTTACCAATATCTATTTTTATACTGTTCTGTATTACGCACTCAAGGCATCTGCAACTATGGCTAAGGAAACTGGAAGTCCATTCGATGGATTTGAAAAGTCTAAATATGCTACAGGTGAGTTCTTTGATAAGTACATTAACAAAGAATGGAAGCCACTTACTGTTAAGGTTGCAAAGATTTTCAAAGATGCAGAAATTGATGTACCAACTAAGGGTGACTGGGAGATTCTTGCAAGGTATGTAAAGAAGCACGGTCTGTACAACCAAAATCTACAGGCTGTTCCCCCTACTGGTTCTATTAGTTATATTAACAACTCTACTAGTTCTATTCACCCCATTGCGTCACAGATTGAAATTCGCAAGGAAGGAAAGCTAGGTCGTGTCTACTACCCTGCACCATTCCTAAACAATGACAACCTTGAATACTTCCAGGATGCATATGAGATTGGGCCAGAGGCTATCATTGATACCTATGCTGCTGCTACTCAGCATGTCGATCAGGGTCTTTCGTTGACGCTGTTCTTTAAAGATACAGCAACTACT